GAAGTGGTATCAATAGGAACTGCATTTTCGTCGCCAGTGATTTACGATTGCGGGCGAGCGCTGATTGCCTGGAAGTTTCCCGATTTGCGCAAGCACCTGGACAACGAACCATGAGGATCTCCCTATGAACCCGACCCTTGCCGGCGCCCTGAAGTCTAAGACCATGTGGGCAGGCGCCATCATGCTTGTACTCTCCAACCTTGCCCCCGTCGTCGGTCCCGCGCTGGCCGTCGCCGGAGTCAGCGCCAGCACGACCCAGCTTGTCGGGTCTGGCATGTCGGTGCTGATGATGCTGCTGCGCACCGTGACCAACCAATCCCTTGCCGATAAAGGAGCTTCCAATGTTGCTGTCCCTGTTGCCCCACTTTCTGCCGCGCCGACTGTTTCACTCGCTGCTGTTGCCAATCCTCCTGGTACTTCTCCTCCCGCTGCTTAATGCCTGCAGCACGCTCGGGAATCTCGCTACGCCAGCCGCCAATCCGCTCGTGCAGGTGGCCGTCGACGTCGCAGTCGCTCAGGTGGTTGGAACGCCGGGACCGGCGGCTCATGCCAAGGCGCAGCAGATTGCGGCCATTGCCAATGCGGCCCTTGGGGTGGATGAGGGCAGTTCGGTCGCGATTACCGCCATCGAGGCGGCTGTCACGGCTCAGGTGGCAAAGCTGAGCCTGCCGCCGGCTGACCAGATGGCCGCGCAGATCCTGATCCAGACCGTCGAGGGGATCATCGGACAGAAGCTGTCAACCGGCTCGACCAGTACCGCGGCTGGCACCGTGACGGCGCAGTCGAAGGTGGCGATCGCGCAGGTCCTGAACGATGTGATTCAGGCGACCGCGGTCTACTGACGCCTATGTTCCTCACCGACCCAGGCCTCGTGCCAATCCCCCAAGTGCCGGATCTCTGGTATCTGGACGGCCCGCTGGTCTGGGTCGACGCGGCCGTGCGTATCGTCATCCCGGCCGGTTTCATCTCGGATGACGCCTCGGTGCCTAAGTTCCTCGACTGGGTGCCGTTCCTGGACCGCCAGGGCCTCTCGAGGCGCCCGGGGCTGATGCACGACGGGCTCTACTCGCTCGGTCGGGGCCGAGGCAAGGACTGGTGCGATCTGATGCTGCGCGAGGCATGCGTGGCCGAAGGCCTGACACCGTTTCAGGCCGGCTGCTATTACCAAGGGGTTCACCTGTTTGGCGGATCCAGTTGGTCGGCGGACGCTCAACACGGCATCTGGCCAGGGTCGGTTGTCGAGGGGGATTTCATTTCACAGGCAGCGGCTGACGCCTACAATGCGGTCGGCGCGACGATTTTTTTCAATCCATAGGGGGCACCATGCGAAATCTGATCCTTCTCACTCTCGGGTTGCTGCTGGCTGCCAGCGCGGCGATCGCCGTCGGCACGACCGCCAATGTCGCCTGGACGGCGCCGACCACGTACAGCGATGGCACGGCGCTACCGCTGACCGATATCGCCAGCTACACGATCACCTGGTCTCCGAACAGCCCCTATGCCAAGCCCGGCACGATCACAGCCGCCTCGAGCGCCGGCACGGCGACCGTTACGGGCCTGACATGCGGCACCTACAATTTCACCGTGACCGTCACAACGACCGCTACGGCGTACAGCCCGAACGCGAGCGCGACAAGTTCCCCCGTGATCTACAACACGGGCATTACTTGTGTGGCGCCGAAGCCTTCCACCTTCACGGTGACGGTGACGTAATGCTGCCGAAAGTCGCGCACCTGAATACCCCTGTCGTCACGGCGATGCCGTCTGGCGAGGAGGTTCAGCAGGCGCGCGACTTTTTGCGCGGGCATATCTTCAATCGGGGTGGCACAGAGATTAAGCCGCGGGCCTTTGCTGCGGCTGCCAAGGAAACGGGTGCGTCCCACGCCGACCTTCTTGCGTTGATCGCCCGCTCGTACATGGGCGGTCAGGGACAGGACATTGAGCGTCAGAACCAGATTCACGACATAGCAGCATCAGGAGGATGACCATGAACAGATCAGACACAGGCCGGCAGGTAAAGCCGGGTTTGGGGCGCATGGGCGCCAGCAGCCGACCGAACCGGGACGATGATGGCGACGAGGACGATGTGACCACCGCCGACTCGAGTCACGACGCCAGCGGCGCCGAGGACGACGACGAGGAGATGGACGAGAAGAATGAGAACGCTGAGCCGCACGCGCGCGGCGACGCCATGACCAATCGTGCCGATCAGGACTCCGAGGAAGCGTCCGAGGAGCGCCAGAAGGCGGGCAACATGGGGGGCAAAGGCATGAAGGCCACCGAACCGAAAATCCAGGGCAACGAGCTGTCCGAACGGGACATCGAGGAGAATCCGGCTGACAAGGCAATCCACGGTCGCGGTTCACCGCCGGCCGGAGAGCGCCGTGTGCCGATCAGCGGCTCGCATCAGGGCCCGGGCGGCGCGGATCACGGCGAACCGCGGCATTTCACGAACCTGGGCCACGGCGAGCGTGAGGCGACCATCAGCGGGGCGCATCAGGGCAATCACGGCGGCGGCAACAAGGGCGGCATGGCCGGCGAGGGCTTCGAGGCGGGCGGCAGCATTTCCAAGGAGCGCGCGCGCGGGCCGTCGGGCACGAAGCGGTAAACCGTGTCGGAGCTTCCTGACTATGTCCTGGCGGCGGTGCGCAAGCACATCGAGGCCCGTCGCCGTGACATAGCCGCGAAGTTTCCGCGCAACCTGCCGCGCCGGGAGTATTGGAAGCTGGTCGGCAGGAGCGAGGAGCTCGAGGCCGTTGCGGCTGAAGTGCAGGCGGCGGTACGCAGGGCGAACGATGCCGGGAGGAGCGATGATGAAGCGACGTAGCAGGGGCCATGCCAGCGCGCCGATCGCGGCGAACCAGCCGGGTCCGCTGGCGCGGCACAGCGCGCTCAACCCGCAGCCGACGGGCGCGCATTACAACCCGCTTGCCTCTGGCGTGCCGGGGGCGGATGATGCCGTGCAACAGGACCCCGACGCCATGGTAGGCATGCCCGATGACACCATGAACGCTGGAGGCGCTCCGTGAACCGAATCCCTACCGCCGCCGAGCTGCTTGTTTGGAAGGCCCGGTACAAGGCCGGCTACAAGGCGCGGCACCGCGCACAGAACGACGCCGCGCGCCGCCTTGCCACCGAGGAGCTGACCAGCAACAGTCCCGGGATGGTCCGCGCCGACGGGAATTGCTTCACCGGCAACGTGGCCGAGGTCGCCGCTCACGTCGAGGCCGAGATCGAGGCGGTCGAGTCGCTGGTCAGCCAGGGGAGCGATGAATTCACCGCTGTCGCGCGCGGATATGGCTTTGGCGCTCGCCGCGACGGCTTGCCAGCCACGGACAACCCCTACGATGAGGGGCGCGACCCGGAAAGTTTCATGGCCTGGTACGCCGGCTGGGTGCAGGCGGACCCCAACGTGGTCGTGCCGCGTTCCGCTGGCTACATCCCGCCGACCGGGTATCGCTGCGTCGAGTGTGATCGCCCGGAGAACACGCTGCATCGACGCGCGTGCAGCTACCGGGGGATCTACACCGAGGATGCCCTGCGCGTGACGCGCGGCCAGTGCGGGGAAATGGTCAAGGATACGTTCCACGTGGAGAAACCAACGTGAAGCGCCGCGCGTTCATCAGCCTGCTTGTCGGCGCCGCCGGAGCTGCCGCACTGCCGATCTGGCGCACGCCGCGCCCGGTCCTGTTCTTGCCACCGCGCCGACCGCCAGTATTTCTGCATGATTACTTCGCGTCGCCGCACGCCTGGTACATCAAGACTGAGCACGCCGACGGGATTGCGCTCTACAACCGCGTGCATCCGCAGCCGTTTCACGTCATGACCGATGACGGGCTGATTGAGCTGAACGAGACGTCGCTCGAGGATTTGTGCTTCGAAATTCGGCGGCTCACCGTCGATCGAAAGGTCGCGTTCGCAATTCCGCCGTTCAACTTCAGGAGGCTCCATGTCACGACTGACCGCTCGCGCGCGTAAGGCGCTCCCAGCATCCACATTCGCCGGCCCTGGCCGGAGTTTCCCCATACCCGATGCGGGCCACGCCAAAGCGGCGCTGGGCCTGATCGGTCATGCGCCCGCCGCGGCGCGTCCGAAGATCAGAGCGAGGGCTGAGGCCATGTTGCACGGAAAGCGAGAGTCAGCACAGGAACCGAAGAAGCTGGACGAGGGCGGCTTGGCGCCAGGCGGTCAGCACGGCGGCACGCACGGGGGCCCGAACTTCCACGAGCATCACCCGCATGTGAACAAGGCCGGGGTCCACCAGCACCACAGAGAACACGAAATTCAGCATCACCACATGGCGCCGGAGCCGCGTCATTCGGCGCTGATGCCGAGTGCCGAGGGCGAGGAGGGTGAGCATTACACCGAGCGCCACGAGCTGCATCACAAGGCGCACCCCGGCGAGGGCGGGTACAAAGGCCGCGAGGGTAACAAGACGATCATGCGTCGGAGCCCCAAGACAAACCTGTTCACGTGATTCCGCGGCTCTGTCGGGTCTGCATGTGCCCATGGCAGCCGGCCCGGCGGTGTTGCGTCAAGAGACGACAGGAGATCGACAATGCCATCCAGCAGCGAGCCACAGCACAGACTGATGGCGGCGGTAGCGCACAGCCCGGCCTTCGCCAAGAAGGTCGGGATTCCGGTATCCGTGGGGAAGGACTTCACGGCGGCGGATCAGGGAGGGCCATACGATCGGGGCGACTATCAGAGCGACCCGCATCACAAAAAGGCACGGCCACGCGGAAAGTGGCACGACCAGCACACAGGACACCCTCGAGGAGCATAAGCGATGGCAAGGGACAAGGTTTACAGTCTGGGAGCAAGGGTGGAGGAGACCGCGCTCGAGCGAAAGCGAAACGCCGAAGTGGCGGCGCAGGAAGCCAGCGCTCAGGACGAGCTGGACGCGCGCCAGCAGCAGGTGGATCAGGACGAACGAGAGCGCCAGCTCGCGGACAAGTACGATCTGGCGGCAATGTACGCCAGAGATCCGGCGCTGTTCCCGCTGGAAGTGGCGATGTGGAACATCCTGATCGAGATGGTCCGGCCGGCGGCGAAGTTCGGCGGTCTGATCCACAAGACCCCAGGCCAGCTCCAGGCTGAGGAATACCTGTCGGTCATCGGCAAGGTCATCGCATGCGGACCGACCGCGCTCGAGGGCAAGACTGAATCGGGGATCGCGCTGAAGGACTTCTCCGCGAACGTCCGCACGCCCGCCGATTTGGTCGGCAAGTACGTCATCCATCAGCCGCACGTGGGAGCGCCGATATGGTTTGCACCGTTGCCCGGCAAGAGGCTCAAGATCATCACCGCCACCGAGGTTCTGGCCATCACCACGAACCCGACGATGTTCATGAAACCGTGAGACGCAAGGCGCGATCGCAGGCAGAAGTGGTCGCGCAGGCACGGGCCCGGGCGATCAAAGCCTTCGAGTTGCGCCAAGCCGGAAAGCTGCTCAAGCAGATCGGCGCCGAGCTCGGTGACGTGTCATACAGCCGCGCACGCCAGCTTGTCGAGGCCGGCAAGCGGCTGTGCGCCAAGGGATTCCGCGCAGGCTGAGCGTATGGCAAATACCTCGACGCGGCGCCGCGGCGCGCACCTTGATCGGTTGGCGTCCTTACCCGCCGAATTGCCAGGCTACCTGTTGCGGGCTCATGCCAGACTTCACCGGGAAATGAATCTCGATCCGCTCGCGGTGGCCGAAAAAACCCGGCTGTTGACCGGACTGTCCGAGAAGCGGGCACAATGGCTGGCGGACCGCGAAATCGGTCGGTCTCCGACGTGGGTTTACTTGATCCGCGAAGCCGGCGCCGACCCGGGCATCGTCAAGGCCGGGGTCACGCTGGACCCGCACGCGCGGTTGCGCGACCTTCAGGGCGGCAACCCGCGACAGCTCGAAGTGCTGTGTGCCATCCGTGTATCGACCGGCGTCATGGCGCGGCGAATCGAGGCCATGATCCTGACCGCAAACTTGCGATTGGTCGGGGAATGGGTGCGGATCGAAGGCGCCGACTTGCCAGCCTTGCTCACGACCGTAGCCGCCAAAGCAGGTGCGCAGGTCATTGATAGTTTTGTAGGTTCGTACCTACAGTCATAGCATTATGTCAAATCGGCGGGTACTCTCTCCTCGAACGCTCATCCCGAGCGCAGGAGAGATACTTGAACGAAGCCAGCCTGGCTGACGGCGGTGGCGCCGGAGAGTCAGAGAATACCGGCATCGCGGTTGACCTCGATGCTGAGGACGGCAAGGCCGTCGTACGACAGAAGCCCCGCAGCGCAACCCCCAAACCGACTGAGGGGCGCTACAACCCGGACGCTCTCTCGAAAGAGATGAAAAAGCGCCTTGAGCGCCAGGCCCGCGGTTTCAACCAGCAGATCGCAGACCAGCAGGCCGCGCACCAGCGCGAGCTGGCCGAAATCCGTGGTCGCCTTGACAAGCTCTCAGTGAACCGTGAGGACGTCCCGGCCGGCGACGACGCGGCGCATTCGGAAGCCATGGAAAAACTGCAGGCCGACCTCGAGGAAGCGCAGGAGCGCGGCGACTCGAAGGCGGTTGCCAAGATCACGCGCGACATGTCCTCTCTCGAGGGCAAGTATTGGGCAGCCAAGGCCTCCAAGGCCGGCGTCCAGGAGAATCGCAACGGCCAGCAGCAGGCGGCGGCGCAACCCGCCGCTCAAACCAAGCCGACCAAGGCCGGCGCCAAATGGGCCAAAGCCAACGCCGATTGGTGGAACGACACCACGGATCCGACTGCGTGCGGCGCTCGTGCGTTGGCCAATTCGCTGTATGCGACCTTCAAGGCGGACGGCGATGACATTGAGAGCGACGAGCTCTACGAGAAAATCCGCAAGGAGGTCCAGAAGCGCTTTCCGGAGGTCCAGACATTCTCGACGCTGCGCTCTCGGCAGTCGCAGCTTGACGATGACGACGATCCGGAAACCGCAGGCGACGACGACCCAGCGCCGCAGAACCGCCGGGGGCCGCCCAGCCTGCCGAACCGCGGCGACGTGCCGCGCCGGCAGAACCTGCAAACCCTGACCCAGGCGGATATCGCCACGATGCGTCAGGTCAATCTGGACCCCAACAACAACAAGCACGTCCTGCAGTTCATCCGGTCGAAGCAGGAAGTTGCGGAGAATGAAGCATGAGCCGCACCCTCCCAAGAGCCGATGTAGGCAGCGCCGATATCAACGAAACGGCGTCCCGCGCCCGCGCGAACGCCCCAGAATTTGCCCGTCAGGCGCGTCAGAACCGCAGCAAGACTGCGGACGGCGGCATTCATGCCGTCAAGCGCGCCGTCGCCAAGAGTCGCGTACAGGAGGCCGCAGCGGCCACTGAAGTCGCGCTCCCTCCGGCGAAACGATGGATGAAAGCCTCCGCTCTACCGAGCATCCCCGCACCGCCAGGGTATTACCTTGAATGGGTGCGCAGGGACAACTCGGTGCGCGGTGATTGTGAAAACCTGGTCGCGCATCTCTCAGAAGGCTGGGAAATTGCCAGGAAGTCCGACTTCCCCGGCAAGTTCTTACCGACCCAGCGCGTCTCCGACCACGGTGAATGTATCGGTAATGCCAGTTCGATCCTCATGAAACTGCCATTGGCGATGAAGCAAGAACGCGATGCGTACTACCGCAACCAGCGTGACCGCGCGACGAAATCTGTAGGTATGGCCGATCCCGCCCCCGAGGGTGTATCGCACCATTCCATGCCGATCGTCGAGGACACGAATCAGGTGCGGGTGGCCATGCGAGCCGGCAAGGCGCGCAGAGCCCCGGTACGGGTCGCGGACGATGCTTGATTGCCGTTAACCCGGAGACCTTCTCATGACCAACCTCAATTCTCCCGCTGGTTTGCTGCCGCTTCGGCACGCGAACGGCGGCACGATGCGGACCAACCGGTATTATATTGCCGGCGGTCTGGCGTCCAATATCTACCGCGGTTCCGCCGTGGTGGCGACAGGCACCAGCAAGCAGATCAACGTGGCGAGCGCCGCCTCGACGACTCTGCTGATCGGCGTGTTCAAGGGCTGCTTCTACGTCGATGCCGGCAACAACACGCAGTTCCGTCCCTACTGGGGCACGGGTCAGACGATCGCCGCGGGTTCCATTGTGGAAGCCGAAGTGTTCGATGACCCGAACATGCTGTACGCGATCCAGGTCTCCGGCGCGGCCGGCCTGGTTGCGGCGAACGTCGGCCTGCTCGCCAATCTGGTGATCGGCACCGGCTCAACCCTCACCGGCAACAGCGCCGACCAGCTCGACCAGACCACGATCGGCTCTGGCGCTCAACTGCGCATCGAAGAACTGCAGCAGGTTTCTTCGCCGCAGCAGGCGGGTTCTCTCAACCAGTACGGGCAGTACGCGAAGGCAGTCGTCAGATTCGCCATCGGCCAGTTCATCCCGACCAGCTTGGTGCCGGCGTAAGCCGCGCCTCCAGCCAACAGGAGTAACTGACCATGACAATTTTACGAAGCGACCAACGCAAGCAGCTCCAGCAGGGGCTGAATGCGGTAGTGGGCCTCAATTACAACGAGTGGCCCCAGCTCTGGAAGGATATCTTCACGGAGGAAGGCTCGGAGAAGGCGTACGAGGAGGACGTCCTGATGTCGACCCTGGGTGCCGCCCAGGACAAGGCCGAAGGCGCCGCCATCGAGTACGACGACATGTACGAAACGTATGTGTCGCGCTACCAGCACAGCACGATCGTCAAGGCGGTGGCCATCACCGAGGAAGCGGTTGAGGATAACCTGTACCTTTCGATGGGCGCGAAGATCGCTGCGGCGATGACGCGCGCCATGATGTACACGAAGGAAGTCCGGCGCGCGGACGTGCTGAACTACGCGACTGCCGCCACGAACGTCGGCGGCGACGGTGTGCCGCTGCTTTCGACGGTCCATCCGCTGGCCAACGGCGGCTTTCTTTCGAACACGCTGGCGACCAACGCGCAGCTCTCGGAAGCGGCCATCGAACAGCTCAGCATCCAGATCGGTGATTGGACGGACGAGCGTGGCATTCCGATCCGCACGATGGTCAAGAAGATGATAATTCCGACGGCGCTGCAGTACGTGGCCGCTCGCATCCTCATGACCCCGTACCAGCCGGACACGGGCGACAACAACATCAATGCGTTGTTCAAGCTCGGAACGATCCGCGACGGCTTTTCGGTGAATCGCTACATCAGCGATCCGACAAGCTGGTTCCTCATTACCGACATTCCGGACGGCCTGAAGGCTTTCCGGCGTCGCGCGCTGAAGAAGGGCCTCGAGGGCGACTTCGAGACCGGAAACCTGCGGTACAAGCTGTCGGAACGGTACAGCCAGGGCTGGACCAATCCGCGCGGGTGCGCCGGCTCAGGGTTCTAACATCAACCTCAACGCCAAGGGGCCGGCAATCGTGCCGGCCCCATCTGCGGATGGTCTCAAGACCGCTCAACTAGGAGCTTCCAATGCCCAATTTGTCACGACACAATACTTCGCGCGCTGGCCGTCAATTCCAAGGCTCGGCGCAGCATGCCGCTTACGAAGGCGGCAAGGACGGGATTGAAACCCCGCCAACGTACATCTGGCGCCCGAAGGGCTACCTTGCCATCACTTTCACGGGCGTTCTGGCTGCCGGCGTTTCGGCTGCAACGCTGACCGGCAACTGGGCCCCGCCGACGGGCTACTACAACGTCACGCTGTCCAATGGCCAGGTGGTCAATGCGTGGTTGGTTCAGGGTTCGACCGCGGTCGTGTTCTACCAGCAGTTGCCGCTTGCCGGCCAGACGCTGGCCACGGTCAACACGGTCTCCGCTGTCACCGCGAGCGCGGTTGTCGCTGGCGTCCCGCCGATCGTCGGCGCGGCGACTCAGGTCGCGGCCTCGCAGGCGATCACCGCCGGCAACAACGCAGTGCTGAACGGGACGCTGCTGGCGCTTATCACGTCCGGCTTCCCGGTCAACATCAACGGCATCACGTTCAACGGCTCGATCGTCACGGTCAACGGCACGGCGTACACGCCAGCGATTTACCCCGACGTGCCGCGCAACGTGGTCGGCGCCTGGACGACGTCCAGCACTGTCAAGGTGTCTGGCTTCGACCTGTACGGCCTGCCGATGACCGAGACCCAGACGGGAACCTCGTTCACCGGCAAGAAGGCATTCGCCGTCGTCACGAGCATTAGCAGCACGGCGTCGATCACCGCAGCGACCTTCGGGTTCGGCAACGTCATCGGCATTCCGTTCTGTGTCGTCACCGGGGACTTCTTGGGCGCGGTATTCAACGACAACGTCGAAACCTCCGGCACGTTCGTCCAAGCGGACTTGACGTACCCGGCGACCACCAGCACAGGGGACCCTCGCGGCACCTACGTTCCGGCCGGTACGCTGAATGGCGCCAAGTTCTTCAATACCGAGATCCGGGTGTACGACACGGCTTCGGAGATTGGGTCCTTCGGCCAGCTCCCTGCTTAACCTCGAGGGGCGGGACTGACACCGCCCCGAATGTAGGAGACGCCAATGCGATCACCCCTTCTCGTAGCACAGGCTGCCGCGGGACCGTCCGCATGGCAGCGTGTGGACTTCCAGCAGCGCCCTTTCGTCGAGGGCCTGTTTTGCTCCCTCAGCGAAGATGCCAACGCGATCACGTTTCAGGTCGAACACACGCCAGACAATCCGGATACGTTCGTTTATTACACCGCCGTACGCGCCGGCACGGTGCTGACTCTCACGTTCGCCAGCCCGCACGGCCTGGTGACGGGGGATGCGGTCACGATCAACAACAGTGTTCTGTGGAACGGCCAGTATACCGTTGCGTCGACCCCCAGCACGACGACCCTGACCGTGACGGTGGCCAACAGTGGCGTGACGGTGGATCAGCCGATCGCGCGCGCCGCGCTCTGCCGCGTGTTCGTCGATGCCGTGATCGCCTCCAAGACGGCGAAAATCTACGGCAGCAACTTGGTGCCCGTCCTCGCGTCGCGCATCAACAACACGGCCTGGACTGCCGGGACGTCGTACTTGGAGATCGTGCAGGGCCACGCAAGGGGATAGCCCGTGACCATAGCGGGCGTCTACACCCCTTTTGCGCCGGACATAGCGTACCTGTTCGACGAAGCCTTCGAGCGCGCCGGCATTGCGCCGGAAGCGATCGGCCAGGGGCACATCGACAGCGCGATCCGATCGGTCACGTTCATGCTCAATTCCGAGTGGCATACGCTCGGAATCAGGCAATGGATGATTCAGGACGCGACCGTGACGACCGTGCTGGGTGTCAACACGTTCGTCCTGCCGATCGGCGGCATCGACATATTTGACGCGGTCCTTCTGCGCAACGGTGCGGCGACGCCGATCAACCGCATGAGCCCGGCGGAGTACCTCGAGATCCCGGTCAAGACCCAGACTGGCAGGCCCGATCGGTACTACGTCCAGCGCCTGTACAATCAGTCGAATGTGTTTCTCTGGCGCACTCCGGAGAATTCGACCGATCAGATCGTCTACAAGTATTTCCAGCAGATGAGCGTGCCAGGATCCATGTCCAACACGCTGCAGATGCCGCCGCACGTCATCGAGGCCTTCTGTTCTGGGCTCGCCGCGAAGCTTGCGCTGAAGTTCAATCCGGCGAAGTACCAGCTTCTCAACGGCATCTACTTGGGTCCTGCGATGGATCCGACTGTACCGAGGGGTATGCTGGGCGCCGCACTGATGGAGGACCGTGACAGGTCCGACGTCCAGCTTACCGTCATGTTGAATACCCGAGGAGGATCCCGATGAGTCTTATCAATGCGAAAACCCGCTTTGCGGTCGATGATGCGGACGGTCGCGTGTTCTGCTACGTCACCAGTCGCTACTTTCAGCCAGTTGGAGAGCAAACGCTTCCCGATGGCACATGGGACATGGCGAAAGTCAAAGCGCTCATTTTGGCCGGAGAAACGATCGAGACCGCGCTTATCAGCGCCCCGGGACCTGCGCCCGACAAAGTCGCGCAGGCCAACGCAGATTTTGAGGCAGCGGTTCAGGCTGCCATAGCGCTGCGCGAGACCGAGGCCGCGCTGGCGCCGCAGCCGGGCGGAGCGCCCCCGGCGGCGTAACGTAGGCCATGCCGGGCGCCAAATACGCATGGGGTAGAGTTGCCTGGGGCGATTGCCAACGCTGCGGGCTTCGATTCCTTTTGATGGATTTGGTGTTCGACGGTTACATGCCGGGCTTGCGGGTGTGCGTGGATTGCTACGATCCGCGCCATCCGCAGGAATTCCTGCAGGACGTGACCGACCCGGTGGCGCTGTGGAAGCCGGCGCCGGACAACGTGCAGTTTACCGCTCCGGTTCTGACCTGCTCGTCTGGCCTTGCCATCCCGGTCGTGTTGAACTGGACCGTCGCTGACTTCCAGGCCTACACCGTCGGCGGGTACACGGTGTACCGCGCGCCCCAGTCAACCGGCGTATTCGTGGCGCTGGCGACCTTCAAGAACACGGAGAACCTGTTCGCCAATGGCCAGCCGCCAATCGGCCAGACGCTCACGTATTCTGACGCCACGGCGGCGCATGCGACCGCGTACCTGTATTACGTCCAGGCATTCTCGCTGACCGACAGCACGGTGACGGGCCCGGCGCCGATCGATCCGCCGATCCCGTACGTCGTGCCTTCCAACACCTTGACGATTACGCCCACATGATCGGCTTTACCTATGCGCAGCTCCTTCAGGCCATGCAGGACTGGCCAGAGAATCAAGGCGCCAATTACATCGGCAACATCCCGCGATTTGTCGAGCTGGGCGAGCTGCGCCTTGTGCGAGACCTCGACCTTGAGATATTCGACGTCACCGACACGCTGTACCTTGCGGCAGGCCAGAACACGCTGGCGAAGCCACCTGAGCTGCTTCAGCTTCGCACCATGCGTTACGGCAACGTGCTGGATTTCGTCGCCGGAGACCCGTCATTCTCAGACGTCGTGATGCTGCTGCACATGGATGGCACGTCCGGCTCGAGCGCTTTCGTTGATTCGAGCGGTTACGGCTACGCCATGACCTCAAGCGGAGCTGCGATTACGGCTTTGAATGCCTACTTCGGTTCTGGCGCGGCGAATTTCACGGCGACGAACCAATATATTCAGAGCCCCTCGTTTGCGATCAACGCGCCGCAGGATTTGAGCCAAGGGGATTTTACGGTCGAGTGCTGGATCAACCCGATGGCGCTCGCAAATGGCTATTTCTTGGGTGTGGGCACGATTGCCAACTCCGACGGGATCTACCTCGAGGCGCTGTCGAACGGCACCATCACGGCGACCTTGTACACAGGCGCGGGCACGCAGACGCTCAATTCCAACACCGTGACCTATGCGGCGAATGCTTGGGCGCATGTGGCTTTCGTGTCCTACAACGGCGCCGGTTCCTTGTACATCAACGGTATTTTCGTCGGCACGGCGATGAATTCCCAATTCCCGATCAGCATGGCTGGCAGCGTTTGGGTGGGCAACTCAAGCTCTGGTGGCACCGGGTTTGTGGGACTGGTGGATGAACTTCGGATCACCGCCGGGCTTGCCCGCTACACGGCAAACTTCACGCCGCCGAGCGGACCGTTTCCCGGGTCCAGCGCGCCGATCATTACGACCGGGATGAAGGCCCCGACCTACAAACGCGCATTCGATTACCTGCGCAACTTCGGCAACAATCCAGCGGTAACAGGTCCGCCTCGTTATTACGCCGAACAGGACAGCAACACATGGCTTCTGTCGGCCTATGCCGATCAGAACTATGGAATCGTTGTGCGTTACCTCATGAGGCCGTTGTCGGTCGTCGTACTTGGTTCAAGCTGGCTTGCCGACCGATGCGGCGACCTTCTGTTGCTTACTTCCCTGATGGAGGCCGAGCATTACCTGAAGGGTGACGATCGCTTCGGGGACCTGGAACAGGACTACAAGATGAAGCTCCAGATCGCCAAGGCGGAGCTGCGCAACTCGACCCGCCAGGGTGACTATTCGCCCGTTAAATCAGCGGCGATGCCCGCATGAAAGGCTTCACTTACGCGCAGTTATATCAGGCCCTGCAGGATTGGCCGGTTGCTGCATCGGCAAATTACTTGTCGAACATCAATCGGTATATCGAGCTCGGTGAGTTGCGCCTCGTCAAAGACCTCAACCTGGAGTTGTTTGACCAGACCAATATCCAAGCGCTGTTGGCTGGCACAAACGTCGCGATTAAGCCGCCAGAATTGTTGTCGGTGCGTTCGATGTGGGGGGCTATCGCGCAGACCTACATTCCGCCTGACCAGAAATACACGGACGTCGTGCTGTTGCTCAATTTCGATGGAAATAACGGCCAGACCGCGATTACCGATTCCTCGCCCTTTCCTCTTGCCATCACGCGCACCGGAAACGCAGCCTTGACCACGACCGCGCCAAAATTCGGCAGCGCTTGCGGTAATTTCGTAGACGCCAATAACGGCGGTTGGACGGCACCTATTGTTGCCACGCAAGGCTTGGACCTGCACAAGACGGCATTCACGGTCGAATGCTGGTTAAAGACAACTGCCGGTGTCATCAACGACATTTGGAGCGACAACAGCAATCCTTTTACTGGGCTGGATGTGCTGCGCTCTTATATGCAGAGCAACGGAGTTCCCTTCATGCAGGTGATTTATTCAGGCGGCGGTGGAGGAGGCTCACAAGGCCCGAACGCTTCGCCTATCAATGACGGAAACTGGCACCACGTCGTTTTTTCCGCTTCCTCAAGTCAATCAGGCGTCGCCGTAGACGGCGTCTGGGGAGGTTTGTCCTCGTATGCTTTCGATACCGTTCAGTCGATCGGCCCCTATTTCTCGATAGGTTTCGATGAAGGAAATTCTCAAATCCACAATAACCACGGGTGGATCGGAGAGATGGACGAATTTCGCGTCACGCGCGGCATCGTGCGCTACCCGCTGGGGACCAATTTCACGCCACCGACAGTGGCGTTTTCGCAGTCCGGGTCTCAAGGTACGATCATTCTTGGGGAGGCCTTCCCGGTGGTCAAACGTAGTGCAGATTTTGTGCAGAATTTCACCGACGATCCGACCATTACCGGGCCTCCTCGCTACTACGCTGAACTTGATTCAGGAACATGGCTGGTCGCACCTACGACCGACCAGATATACGGTCTTGAGTGCCGGTACATCATTCGTCCCCAATCGGTCGTTACGGCAAGCAACACCTGGCTAAGCGATCGGTGTGGAGACCTGATGTTCCTGTGCGCTTTGATGGAAGCCGAGCATTACCTCAAAGCGGACGACAGATTCGCGGACCTGTCCGGGGATTACCAGACCAAGCTCGCCGCCGCACGCACGGAATTGCGCAACAGCATCCGCCAGGGTGATTACTCGCCCGTCAAAGCCGCCGCAGCGCCGGCACAAGGACAGCCATGAGCGATACTTTCTCGACCTCCCTTGCGATCCGGCTGCCGGCGACAGGGGCGTACAACAACACCTGGGGCGCGGTACTCAATGCCAACGCGCTCCAGCTTCTCGATACCGCGATCGCCGGCTTGAACCAAGTCAGCATCGGCAGCTCTATCGCGTACTCCATGCCGGCCATGAGCCAAGGATCGGATACCCCATCCAGGTACTTCTGCCTGCAGTTCTCGGGTACGCCGGCCTCCGCGGTGACGGTGACGCTGCCCTCGAGCGTTGTCTCGAAGTTCTACCTGATCGACAACCTGGCGACCGGCCAGACGCTCACCTTCACGTACGTCGGATCGACGAATACCGTCACGGTGAAGGTTGGCGAGAAGCACCTGATCTGGTGTGACGGCGCGAACGTCTGGGATTGCACGACGGCAGGGTCGACGCTGCTCAGCGGCATCGCCGCGGTGAACTTCGCGCGCGTGAGCCGCACGGCAGCGGAAATCACTGCCAGCACGATTGTCAAGAACGTCTATTCGGACGTTTCCAACGTCAATCCGTTTCATGCCCTGACGTTGCCGGGCGGAAGCACGATTACCCTTGATCCGACGACTGGCGATGTGCAGGCCATAGCCCTGACCGGGAATTACATTTTCGGCGTGCCGGCCAATGCGGTCGACGGCGCCAAGATCGAACTGTACGTGGCGCAGGACTCGACGGGAGGGCGCACGGCGACGTGGAATTCCGTATTCGTGTTTGAAAGCGGCATTGTCCCGACGCTGACCGCGGCTCCCGGCAGCGTTGACCGTTTCGATATGCGCTACGCCTCCGCCCTGTCGAAATGGCTTGTTACGCCTTTCTTGAATTACACGACGCCGGCTGGCGCCACTTACCCGCTGACCATCTCAAGCAACGTCACGAACTGGCAGCTCGCCCCGCTACTGGGCGCGACGGGCGCCGTGTCAGTCGTCGTTACCGTGAATCAGGGCGTCGTCGTCTCCTCGGTAAGAGCCAGCGATCCGGCAATGGATTTGTCCGGGCTGCCGTCAGGATCGACGGTCACGCTGGTCAATAACGGCTACATCATCGGGTGCGGTGGTCGCGGCGGCAGCGGCGCGGCAAGCGCCTATAACGGGACTTCCGGCGTTGTCATTCAGGGCGGAAAGGGTCGCCCCGGCGGAACGGCAATCGTCGGCCCGGGCATCGGCCGCTCGTTCAACTGCACGAACACAAACGGTCATATATGGGGCGGCGGGGGCGGCGGTGGTGGCGGTAGCAGCAACACGCCGTTCGCAAACGGGGAGGCCCTTGCAGGCGGCGGCGGTGGCGGAGCTGGCGGTGGCGTCGGCGGTCCTGCGGGGCTGCTGGGCAACATTTATACGCTGTACCCCTATGCTACGGAACCGACGCTTTCTGGCGACGGCACGGCCGGCCCCAACGGGACTGGCGGCAGCGGCGGCGTAGGCACTACTGCAGGGTCTGGCTCACCGACAGTGGGAGTCGCCGGAAACGGCGGTAATTATGGGGCCGCAGGTGGTGCGGGAACCAATGCGACTCCAAGCGGTTGCTATGGAACGGCAGGGATTGGCGGTATCGCAGGCAACGCGATCGCGCTTGGTGGCGGTTCGGTAGTTCCTGCCTCGCCGGCCGGTAGTGTGCTGGGCATCATCTCGTGAGTACCCCGGGCGACCAGATGGTTCCGGCGAGTACCCTTACCGGGTACACGACGACCAATCCGCCCAAAAGTCCGCGGGCGCATAACTTCAGTGACATGGCCTTCGCGCCGGGGGTCGCATCGAACGCGCCTGGCCGAACCCTGACGAGTCGCTGGGTCGCCTCGAACCGCGTGCGTTGGCACAAGGGGCTGCCGGAGAAAATCGGCGGCTGGCTCGCACAGCCGCTGACGGGTGCGAACAACGGCGTCATAATCGGCACCGTGCGCGCGGCTTGCGACTGGGCATCCCTAGATGGCCAGTATTGGATCGCGGTGGCGACCGAGCAAAAGCTGTACATCATCAACAATTTGACGCTGTACGACATTACGCCGATCCGGCGCAGCTTCAACACGACGAACGCTTTCTCGCTGGTCAATGGCAGCAACGTCGTGACCATAACCGATCCCAATAATTTCGCCAACGTGGGCGACTGGATGGTCGTCAATGGCCCGATCACCGGATATAACGTCACGCTGAACGGCGATTACCAGATCCAGTCGGTCATCGACCCGAACACCTACACGATCCTTGCCAGCACAAATGCGAACCAGACGATAAACAACGTCGGCGGTGTGGTGACGCTGCAATACGAAGTCTCGATCGGATTGGCCACCAACGGATTTCTGTACGGTTACGGGACCGGGCTTTATGGCGAAGGGACGTACGGCACGCCGCGCTCGTTTCCGAACGGTGTCGCGGCCAAAATGCGCACCTGGTCGCTGTCGAACTGGGGCCAGGACCTTGTCGCCAGCTACAACAACGGCGAAATCTACTGGTGGCAATGGAACACAGGGCCGCTTTCGCGCGCAGCCCTGATCGCGAATGCGCCGACCGATGTGCAGCGGATTATCGTGGACGCAGACCGCCAGTTTCTGATCGCGGTGGGCGCGTCCGACATTACCAGCAACGCCGACCCCATGAACGTGCGCTGGTGCAGCGAATCCAATCTGAACGACTGGGTGCCTGTTGTGTTGCCTGTCGCCAATACAGCGGGTGGCCAGCGGCTCAACTTCGGCTCGCGCATGGTCACGGCGCTGCAGTCTCGCGGCCAGAATCTTCTCTGGTCGGACACGCAGCTTTATCAGATGCAATTCATCGGGTATCCCGATTACTTCGGGTTCGTTGAGCTCGGGAAGTGTTCGATCGTAGGCCCGAACGCGGCGGTTGACGTCAATGGCGTCGCCTTCATGATGTGTTTCGATAATTTCTACATGTACGACGGCACGCTGCGCATTCTGCCCTGCGATATGTGGGAGACGGTGTTCGGGTTTCCCGGTGAGCCTGGCACCGGCCTTGATCGCTCGCAGGCCGAAATGGTGTATTGCTCAAGTTTTCAGTCGAAATCTGAAGTGACGTGGTTCTACCCGGCGCAAAACAGCGACGTCATGCAATACATTACGTTCAATTACGACAGCAATTGCTGGTATGGCGGCACGATGCCGCGCACTTGCTACAAGGACGTCACTCCGGCGCTGGCTGGGTACGTTGAGTATCCCTACGCTTTCAACGGCGGAAATTTCTATCAGCACGAAATTGGCTACGATGAAGTCGAGCCCTCGAGCGTCAAGAACCCGATGTACTGGTTCCTGCAGAGCTGGGACATTGGCCAGCAATCTGACAAGCCGGTCCTCATCAACAGCGTAATTCCGGACTTCCAGCGGCTCAGGAATGGCTGTCAGTTCAGTTGGCTTTGCAAGGATTTCCCGCGGGACGCGGCTTACACGCAAGTCGGTCCGTTTATCATCACGCCGGACGCCAGCAAGTACGACGCGCGAGCGTCAGGAACCCAGATCGCGTTGCTCCTCGAGGCCGCGTCCGTCGCCAGCGCCGTCGTCGTGGGCCAGGACATGCGCATGGGTATCTGGCAGGTTCAGGTAGGACCGCACGGCAAGCGCCGCGGCGCCGGCAACATGGGATCGCCGATCAACACGAGCAACCCGTGACGGTCAACGTCACCGACATTCAGTTCAACGGCGACGCCCTCACCGACGCCAAGCTACGCCGCTTCGTGCAGGACGTGGTAGCGGCGGAGCGCGCGATCAACCTGCTGATCTCGCAGGTCTCGACGTTGCAGACGGAAGTCGCCGCCAGCGGCGGAACCGAAGTTTTGGCCACGACAACCAGCTTGGGCCCAAACTTCACCGTCTCCGGCCTGACCGCCGGCATGGTGTTGAAGGCGCTGTCTGCGACCAGCGCAGCTTTCGCAAAGCTCAAAACGACCGAACTGGGCGATACGAACATTGATTCGCCTGTCAACGGTCAGGTCATGACGTACGTCAATGGCCAATGGGTCAATGAAGTGCCCCCGGGCGCGGGTGCGCCGACCATGGGCGAGAACATCGGTTCGGGTGTCGGGGTGTACGCCGGCATTGCCGGCGGCGCGCTGGCCTTCAAAAGCATTACTGGCGATGGAACCACGATCGGAGTCAACTTTACCGCTGACACGATCACCCTGTCCTACATCGGGGGCGGTCTGACCTATGCACAAGCCTCCGCCATCACGAGCATCCGAATTTGATCCTCCTGACCCAAATCACCGATTACCTCGAGATGAGCCTGGCGGCGAATCTATCGACGGACTGGACGAGTTCCTGGGTCGATATGAGCTACTCCGCGAACACGTTCATCCCCGGGAGCGCGGAAGGGAACACGGCGGTCTCGGGGCTGACGACGCTGGTGCCAGCGCCGGCCGGAGCGGTGCAGCGCCAGTTGAAATACCTGTCGATCACGAACCGGGATCTGGTCGGCTCCCAGACGGTGACGGTCGATAAGAATTCGAGCGGGGCATTCAATCTGCTGGGTCAGATTACGCTGCCGCCCGGGTATTCGCTGCAGTACGTGGACTCGCGCGGTTTTTACGTCCTCAGCGCTTCAGGCCAGGAGCTGTTTGTTGGAGCCACCGGGGCTACCGGTGCGACCGGCTCACCGGGGCCACCGGGCGTCACGCTGTTCCTGGATCCGGATCAGCCGGATGACCCGGCCTCAATCCCCGGACAGGCGGGATCTGCGGGCAATCCCGGAGCCACCGGGCCCGCCGGCTCAACCGGGCAACCGGGCGTCGACGGTATCGACGGCGAAGAAGGCATGCCGATTCCGGGCACGCCGGGAGCCCCGGGAAGCACCGGCGCCACGGGCGCGCAGGGTGTAGCGACCTTCCTCGAGGGCGAACAGGGGCCAGACGGCGATCTGGGGCCGCCCGGCGGCGCAGGTCCGCCAGGCCCTCAAGGAACGACCGGCGGACAGGGGCCGGTTGGGCCAGCCATTTTCCTCGAAGCGGATCCGGGCGAAGAAGCGCAGATGACCCCGGGCGTCCCTGGACCGCAAGGCAACCCAGGGGTCAATGGCATCGTAGGCGTCAATGGCGCCCCAGGAGCCGATGGCGACGTTGGCGAGGATGGCATGCCCATTCCCGGCCCGATCGGCGCTCAAGGCGCTACAGGCGGAACCGGGGCGCAGGGGCCGGCTGGGCCGGCGGTGTTCCTTGAGGCTGACCCCGGCGAAGAAGCCATGATGACGCCTGGTGTTGCTGGTCCGCAGGGCAACCCCGGCTCGAATGGCATCGTAGGCGTCAACGGCGCCCCAGGAGACGCTGGCGATCCGGGCGAGGACGGTATGCCCATCCCGGGGCCGATCGGCGCTCAGGGCAGCACAGGCGCTCAGGGACCCCCGGGGCCCGCCACCTTCCTCGATGCGGACGTGGTCGAACCGGACTTGTTGCTGGTTCCCGGCCCGCCAGGCGCTCAAGGCGCTACAGGCGGAACCGGGGCGCAGGGGCCGACTGGGCCAGGGGATCCGCTGGGCTGGCACGAGCTGTCGTGGGACGACTGGTTTCCGCAGGGTCCGGGGAATCGCGTTGGAAGTGATTGGACTATTGACGGTGCGCTGAACGTAGCGGGGAGCTCCACGCTTGCCGCCCCTGTCAGAATTACGGCCACGTCCGGCTTTGCGTCATTGACGTCGACAGGAGCCGCTGGGTCTTATGCCGGCGTATTTAACGGCAGCAGCGTATCGGGTTCCTCTAGCGGCCTAATCGTCAAAGCTGGCTTTGTCGCTGGAGACACCGCTTTCGCCGTGCAAAATCAGGCGGGCACGACCCAGCTTTTCGCGCTTACGGGCGTCGGCAGCTTTGGGCTCGGAAATAACGGCACCACGTACCTGATTTCAGGCTCAGCCGCCGGCAACGTCAACATCAACCAGCCAGCCTCTGGAATCGCGCTCACCGTTCAGGCTTTAAGTGGACAGCAAGGCCTTACGGTCACGGGAGCGAATGGCACCGGCATTCAGGTGGACGGAACGGGCCCGGTCCTCGGAGTTCTGGACACCAACGCAAATGCAGTGTTTGCCACTCTGCAGGCGTTGAACACGGGATGGTCTTTGAATTTCTCCTGGAACACGTCGCCTCCTGCTGGAAGCGCGCAAATTCAGATCAACGGGCAACAAGTAATAACTCTGCTGCAAACAAGCGGACTGACCAACGGCGTATCTTTGTCAGCGCCTACCAACACGGCGGCAGCCACGACGCTCACGGTTAATGGCAGCGCGGTCGCCGGATCTATTGGCGTCACCATCAATGGCGGCTTTACCGGAGCTGGCACGACGTCGTTGCTGAATATCAGCGATGTGAACAACACCAACGGCGTCAACATCAAGATGACCGGCGGGGGTGCCGCCCCGAGCAAGTATTTGCGCGTCAGTTCCACCGGAAATTTTCAGATATTTAACAACGCCTACACGGCAAGTCTGTTGACTATTGGCGATTTGGGGAATCTGTCGATTAATGGTTTGCCTGCCGTGGATACGAACAACCATGGCAACGTCAATGCCTATGGGTATTTCATCAACGGCAACCCGATTTCCACGGGCGCCGAAGGGTCCATGTTGGCCGCGGAATACGATCGCGACGACGAGGGATGGCATGTAATCACGCCGGGGCCGGCCGCAGCCGCTGCAGGATTTTCGCAGGAAGTGGTGCTTACGAGTGGCAGTGCGATCACGGTCACTGCGGCGCAAATCCAAGCCGCGAACGCTCTGTTGCTGATCCTCAACAGCAACTCCGGCGTCGCCAAAGTAGTCACCCTGCCAGCTTCAACCGGATCGCTTTCTAGGATCTGCGTAATCGACGGCTTTGGGGATGCTGGTACGAACAACATCACTTTCGCTGGCGCCACAGTATTCGGCGTCAACCTGATTTACACCAACAAGGGACAGCTATGGCTCACCGACACGAAAACATTGGGATGGGTCGCGGGTATCTGACGCGCCTCGCGGCGCTTCTGCTTTTGGTCGCGGGCACCGTCCACGGCCAGGCGCTCATCCCGCCGGGCTCCGCCGGTCAGCCGCTCTACAACCTGAACGGCGTGCAGATCGGCGCGTACACGACCCAGATCAGCGCCTTCTCGACCTACGTCAATTCCGACAATCAGGCGCTGAAAGCCTTCTACGCCTGCAACCCCGCGACCACCATTTGCCGGATCATCGACAACGCGGACTCAGAACACACCTGCTGGCTGGGTGCGACGAGCTGCGCTTTCGGGCCGCAGCACGAATCGAACCTGTGGCAACCGAGCTTGATGAACCTTTTGACGAAGCGCGGGTATCCACTTTACTCGACCGGGCTTATCGGGCCGATCGGCACGGTCTCGACCTCGACCCTGTTCAATAACGGCATCCTGCCAGGCATTACCTGTTCCGGCACCGTCACGCAGGTCTCGCTGTCCGGGGTAGGTCCGCAGCAGGCAACCGGCGCGCTGACGGGCGGCGGGACGCTCCAGATGGCCTCGGGCGCCGTGTGTACGGTTGCCGTATCCACCTTCGTCGCGACCCCTGGCGGCACGGCCGGTGCCTTCAACCGCTTTGAAGTGTACTGCGCGATCAACTCCACCACGGGCACCATGACCGTGACCATCTCCGGGCAAACGGCTTCCACCGCCTGCACCGGAACCAATGCGTCCCCGTTGGCGCAGGCGTTTACCGTCACAAACTCTGCCGGCACAACCGCCCTCACCGTGGCGATCACTTGCACCACCGGCACGTGTAACTTGGGGGGTTGGGAGGAAATCTACACTACCAGCAATGTCGGCTACGCGATCGACGGCTTTGAGGCGACGGGCGGCGCGAACAGCTACTGGCTCGGCGCCGCGGCCGGCAATGCTGCGTACCTGAAACTCACCAGCGGGACCGTCGCGCTTCTCGACATTGCGATCGGTATCAACGATGCGGCTGGCTCGATCGCTTCGGCCACCGTCAACACGAACATCGGCACCTTCATCGCCAACTGGCCCTCGGCAAGCGTCCTCATCTGGTCGTCTTTCCCATACACCGGCACGGGTTCCGCTGGGTATCCAGCGATCCAGCAGGGCGAACAGCAATACGCCCTCACCAACAAGTACGATTTCTTGAACACGGCCGACAACGTGCCCGTCAACACCAGCGTCGCCTACTGGGCGGGGCTGATGAACAGCGACACGACGCATCCCACGGATACCAGCGCGGCTTCTAACTTCGCGCAGTGGTGGCAGCACATTTTCGGCAGCACGCCGCAAGTGGTATCGACCATGGGTGTTTACCAGAACTGCTACACCAACGGCTGCGTGGCCGCAGTCGATGGGCTCGACACTACATCCACCATGGACAGTTACGTCTGCTATGTAACCTCGATGGCCTGGTGCGGCGGGCGGCGTTTCGTCGCAGCTTCCGGTGCCACCTTTCAGTCGATCGTGCAGGACGGGGTAGTCGGCACCGCGGTTACGGGCATCGGTGCTAACGGCGGGGTAGCCTCGGCGGGCTCTTGGGGCATCGGCTCGAACACTACCGCCGGCACGCAGACCCCGACCCTCACGAATCTGTCGATAGTGGTTGACGCCACCAATCACATCGTCCAGCACCCCTACAACACCGTCGTCCTGACCGCGGCCTACACCAACGCGACGACCACGTTCAGCACGGTCCAGGATGCCACCCCGCACGTTCTAGCGTTTGCGGTCAACGCCAACCAGACGATCGTTGTTAGATGCAAACTCATGTACCAAGCGAGCGCCACCACGGACGGGTTGATCGTGCAATGGACCGGACCGGCGAGCCCCACGGGGTTCCAAGCGGACATGCAGTATGCGACCAGCTACGCCGCGGCGATCAACAGCGATTTCGTCGCCCCGGTCACGGCGCTCTCGACCCAGATACCGACCACGGGCGTCGCGGTAAATGCGGCGACCACAAACTACATGGCAATTGTCCACGCGACTCTCATCAACGGCGCGAACGCCGGAACCTTGACGCTTCAGGCGAAGGGAGTCGGTACGGGCACGCTCACCATTGGAATCGGCAGCTTTTGCCACGCGGAATGAGTTTTTCCCTGATGCTGCCCTCACATTTTAGTTGGTGCACGGTTTTCCCCGGTGGGCGACCATGCAACCTAACCCAATTCCGGCCTGAGAAGCCAGAATCCTTGCCGATTGCCTCAACCTGACAGGAGTTCAAAATGGCCAGTAACAAGATTCTCAACGCGCCTCCGGTGGCGCTCACCCTTACGCTGACAACGAATATCTTCAACGTCGGCGGCTCGGTCCTGACGACCGCGCAGACCGGCTTCACGTTCTCGGGCCTGTATGCGGTCATCCGCCATGCTCGCGTCCTGAACAAGACCGGCACGGCGGCGACCGTATCGCTCTGGAAGGGCGCTTCCGCCGGCAACGTGGCCGGCACGGAATGGAACTGGCAGGCGACGAGCGTCGCAGCCAATTCCTTCCTGGACGAATACGGCATCGCGCGTTTCGACACGGCGGACTACCTTGTGGGCGGCGCAGGCACGGTCACGGCCCTGACGCTGATGCTCGAGGGCGAAATCGGGGTCGCAGGCTAAGAGCCGGCGATGCTTCGATTCATGGTCATTGGTGCGCCTAGGTCGGGAACGGCCTGGGCAGCCAACTGGCTCACGTCAGACGGATACCTGTGCCTGCACGATCCTCTGTGGGACCACCACTACGGGGACCTCGATCAGTTCAGCGATCCAAAGACGGGGATTTCCTGCACCGGCATCGCCTACTTTCCGGATTGGGTCAACCAGCATCCGGCCAGGAAGGTGATTCTGCATCGCCCGCGGCATGAAGTTCAGGCGAGTCTTGATGCGCTGGGCCTGCCCCCATGTCCTCAGAAGCTGTTCGATAACCTGTGGCAGATCCGGGGGCTGCACGTTGAATGGCGCAGCCTGTTCACGCTCGAGGCTGCTGGAATCCACAAGCACCTGCGGCTCGGGTATTTCGACCCGATCAGATGGAAGATGCTCAAGGACATGCGCATCACGGCCAACTACCAGAAGCGCAAACAGAATCCGGAAGTTTGGGCGCGCATCCAAGCCGAAGGAGCCCTGCCGTGATTCACTACCTCGAGCCAGGCCGCAAAGCCAGAATGACGCCCATCACCGAGCGCCCCATCGATGTTTCCGCCGTGGTTGGCGAGTTAGATGCGCACCCGGAGCTGTGGAACCAGTTCACTTTGCGGACCAAGGAATACGGCGGCGACAAGGGGCCGCATCGGGCGATCGACGACATTTGGGTCCGCTACAACGATTGGGTCAACTTCGACCCGGAGAACCCCAAGAAATTCTTCGAGGAACATGACTCGTCATGGTATCCGGCCTATGCGAAACTGCCGGCGCTCCGGCCGCTGATCTTCGGGTTGATGCAGGTGGTTGAGGGCGAGCGCCTTGGAGGCGTTTTGATTACCCGCATCCCAGCGGGCAGCAGCGTCGCACCCCACAAGGATCCGGGGTGGCACGCGGGTTACTACCGTAAATTTGCTGTGCAGCTCCGGGGCGGACCGGATCAGTACTTCTGTTTCGAGGGCGAATCCATGATCGCTGAAGCGGGAGAAGTGTACGAGTTCGATAACTCGGAGACGCACTGGGTCAATAACGACAGCGATCGCGAGCGCATCACGTTGATCGTGTGCATTCGCGCAGGAGCGTAACCATGCCATGGGCAGTTGCCGCAGCAGCGGTCGGCGCAGGCGCCAGCATTTATGATACGAATCAACAGATCGACGCGCAGAAAAATGCGATCTCGCCGCTGCAAGGTGCGAATTCGGATCTTTACAGCAAGGCCGAAGGTATCGCCAATACGCCGTATACGCCGTACACAGGCGCTCAGGTAGCGCCTCTCTCGAGCGGCCAACAGCAGGCGGTCACGGCAGCGCAGACGAACGCCAATAATCAGGTAGGTCAGAACGACGTTTCGCAGGCGACTGATCTCGCCGCAGGGGTCGCTGACAACGGTTGGAACAGCGCGACCGCCTCGAAGTACATGAGCCCGTACACGCAGAACGTCACCGACGTCGCGGAACGCCAGCTCAATCAGACCTACGCGAACACGGTGAATAACCAGCAGGCCACGGAGGCATCATCCGGTGCATTCGGCGGCGATCGCGCGACGCTGGACAAGGCGGCGACGACGGGCGAGTACCTGAATACCGCCGAGAACACGGCGGCGATCAATCAGGCGAATGCCTACCAGTCCGCGATTCAGACGTGGCAGGCCGATAACACTCGCGCCCTTGGGGCCGCGCAGTCGTATCAGGCGTCTGGTAACGACATTACCCAGATGAATGCTTCGCAGATCAAAGACCTTTTGGCGACTGGCGGCGTCGAGCAGGCGACCCAGCAGATGCAGTTGAACGCCAATTACAACAACTATCTCGATAAGCGTAACTGGTCGACGACCGAGCTGCAGCCGTTGCTTCAGGCAACCACCGGTAAAGGCACGCCGGCTGGCGTCACGCCAGCAAATACGGCAACGGATCTGCTTGGCATGGGCTCAGCGTTGGCCGGGTATTTTGGGTCGAACACGGATTCTTACAACCCGTCGACGACCACGGACATGACCAACTCCCTGACGGCGTCGCAGAATTACACGGCGCCGTCGATTTCAACGAACAACAACACAATTTCCGGATTACCTTCGACGATCGGTGAATAAGGAAAAACCATGCTCGTACAAGCACCAGACCCGCAGCAGGTAGACGCCGAGGAAATTGCTCCTGTTGACGTCGGGACAGGGGCGGACGCATCACCGGACCCGATCGCGGAGTACCGTCGTTACCTTGAGGCCAACACCGGGGATCGTCAGGTCGGGGAAGGACCGAACATTGACGCTTCAAACCTTGAGCGCGAAAGGCAGGCCGGCGGACCGGATAGCGACCTTGCGCAGCTCGCGCAGCCGCCCGGCGCGCAAGGTCCTGCCGTATCCAGCGTGCCGCCCCCTGGCGCCGGTGGCGCCGGCCCCACGATCGACGGTGAGCCGCCGCCAGGAGCCCCGCAGGCTGGCCCGGCTGGACCTGTGCCGAATCCCCCGGCGCAGCCTCAGTCAGGGCCGGCCCGCCCGGCACCGCAAGCCGAGCCCGACACGATCGCGCCGGTAGCTGGCGGCGCACCCCAGGCGCCGCAGGCACCCCAGGCGCCGCAAGCGCCACAGGCCAAGAGGGCCAAGAATGCCGCGCAGGCAAAACAGGCCGCGCAGGCGCCTACCATTGGCGCTGCCCACACGGACCCCACAGACGTTGCTACGCCGATCCCTGGCGTCACCGGAGGCCTCGCGGCGTCACTCGCCGCGGGTCCGGGCGGCGCAGATCAGGGCGGCGCAGGTCTCACCGCGGACGCATCCCAGCACACGCCGGCTTCCGGACATGTAGTGCCTGGCGCCAAGACCCCCGACGGCAGGCCGCAGGTAGCAACCAAACCGCCAGGCATGGATGAAACTTGGTTCAAGAGCAAAGACACGTCCGACGTGCACAACGTCGAGGATTTGTTCAACATGCTGAAGCCGTCCAAGCAGACGACTTACATGGATTGGTGGGAGAAGCAGCATGGCGATATCAACAGTCGCTACGATGCGATGCGCCAGGATCTGGGCAACCGCCCGGACCCGTATCGCGATCCGACTCGCAAAGAAAAATTCACTGAATTGATGAATTTCGGCTTGCAGCTCATGCAGAACGCGAAGCGCGGAAACGATCCCATGGCGGCGCTCGGCCAGTCCATTCAGGAGGCGCGCGGTATCCAGCAGGGCAAGCAGCAAGCGCAGACCGGCGAGTACGATGCGCGCGTTGCTTCGATCGAAGGCCAGCGCCAGAACCAGTTGAAAGACATTGGCAACTACGGCCAAGCGGTCCGCGAGGATGCGCTCATCAACAATGCGAACGTGCGCACCGCGGTCTCCGCAATCAGCGCGCTCAAGCCCCCGAGGTCTGGTCAGCCGACCACCATGCAGCTCCAGAACGGTCGGGCGATCCAGTACGACCCGGACACAAAAGCGTGGGATTTCGTCAAGGACGCCAACGGCAAGCCGATCGAGGGCGTGCAGAAATCCGCAGCGTCCGGTGGCTCCGCCAAGCGAATGCAGGAGATGAACGACTTGATCGGCAAGGGCGTCGATAAAGACGTCGCCATGCACGAGGTCTATGGCTCCGGCGGGTATGCGAAGGACGACCCCAACAAGACGTATATCAGCGTCTACAACAGCGCGAAGCGCAATCTCGAGACTGAGGGGGATGCGCGCCAAGAGGCCGAACAGGTCACGGCGTCGCTGCATGGCCAGAACTGGCGTCAGACGGTCGCCGGCCGGCGAGCGCCGCAGGTCCCGGGCAGCCGCGGACCGGCGCCAACACCGCCGCAAACCCTCTTGCCGCCCGGCAAGATCGGCACTGACGCGCAGGGCAACCGATGGAGGACGGTCAACGGTCAAAACGTCTTGGTGCAGTAATGGGCGATTTCGTGAACATCGAGGACGATCCGAGCCCGGCGGGCGCGACCCCCGCGGGTTTCGTTTCCATCGAGGACGATCCGCAGGCAGCGCCTGCCATGACGCCGCAGGGCAATTTTCGTCAGGAATCCGCGTACAGCGGGTGGCTTGACCAGAACCGCGACGACAAGGGTGGAGTCCAGTTTGAAGGCACGCACACCGACAACGGGGCAAACGAGAATGGCCACGACAACTCGCTGACCATTGACCCGTACGGCAACGGCGTCTCGCATGACCTTCGAGGCCTGTGGAACAAGTACAGCTCCAAGGATCCGATTACCGGCCAGGTCGATTTGAAGCCGACCAATGCGCAACTTGATGAATTCGCCCTTCCCGGCCAGCGTGGATTTACAGCAGCCTCGAGATACGCCAAGGGCGTGCCGGCAGACAAGCTGGGGAGCTGGAACGACGATCACACCGAGTACCATCGGCCCGGGTGGCAACCGACCAGCGTCACTGAGAAAATCATGGCCGGCGCGACCAAGATGGCCGGCGACGCCTATAACGCCGCCGGGGAGGTCGCGGCGGACCCCAGCCTGGTAGCGCAGACCGCTGGCAAAGTCGGGTACGCCGCGGCGCAGGGCATCGGTACGCTGGCCCACAAAGGGGCGGAGGAGGTCAATCTGGCCGCTGGCACGGCGCCGATGGCGTGGGATGCGATCAAGAGTCGGATCACCGGGGTTCAGACAACCGCGGCGCAAGATGCGTGGTTCAGGTCAACGGTGGATCCGCTGACCGAGTCAGACGACGCTTTTGATCTGGCCAAGAACGCCAGCTTCCCGGAAAAGGCCGCGCACATGTTCGGAGACATGGCTTCCCAGCTCTCCGCGATGATCCTGACGGGCGGGGAAGCGCAAGCCCCTGGAGCGTTGGATTCAGGCCTCGAGGCGCTGCGCAAAGCTGTCGCGCATGGCTCGCAGGCGGCATTTGCGCCCGCAATGACCAGCGCGACCGATACCGCCCGCAAGGTGTACGCCGAAACCGGCGACGGCGCGACAGCGGCGAAAGCGGCGCAGGTGGACCTGTTCACGAACATGCTGGGCGCCGTGGTGCCGCTGCATGCTCCGGGCGGCGCGATCCGGCGCATGGCGCAGGGTGCGGCGTCCGGCGCGACGGTGGGAGAAGCCAGTCGTGAGGCTCAGAACGCGGTCCTGCCGCAGAACATGCAGACCCCGCTGACCGCGGAAGGTGTCGCCTTGAACGCCGCGGGCGGGGCGTTGATCGCGGGCGTCGGCGGGCGCAGCGCGCAGCCGCGTGTACAGGATGCGGACTTTGAGCCAGAACCCGGCCAAGCGGGCGCGACCGCTGGAGATGGCGGGCCTGGCGACAAACCGTTCAATACGGATAATTTGAAAGGCAACAAGCCCTATGATCGTCAAGGCACGCATTTTCTGTACACCGAGGCCCTGAAAGCCGCTGGTAATCAGGATGCAGACGCCTACAAAGCCGCTGGCGATGCGGCGGGGCAAGACGCTGACGCTGCGGAGGCCTACGCCGCAAAACGTCCTGACGACGCTCAGGCGCAGCAGGACGCCAAGGATGCGCGCCAAGCGGCGGATGCGCTGCAGAGTCAGGAGTTGTACAAGCGGTACGGTCCGAAGGCCAAGGCTGAGGCGAATACGGGCGCTGGTGAGACGAAACCGCCTCCTGGCGGTACGGGCGGCGGCGGTGAGACGAACGGGGCGGAAACGAGCGAATCGCCTGTTTCTCCTGAGACG